AGACTATGACAAGATCCATTCGGCGCTGATCGATTACGTCAAAGCATCCACCGGCAAGGACAAGAAATATCTGCCGCATCTCTCAACATGGCTAAACGGCGAGCGCTGGGATGACGAGCTGCAAGAACAATCTTTGCAGGACATGACCAGCGAACAGCAAATGCAAGCAATACTCGGCAGCTACCAAACCGACAGAAAGCTGATCCAATGAAATACCAGGATAGAACACGCACCATCGGCGCATGGCTCCAAGAAGAACTCAAGCGCTACGATGTACCAGCAAACCACACGCCAGATCGAGCAAGGCAAGAAATGGACGCAATGGTCGAAGATATAAACTCCGAGATCCCCAGCAACGTCGAGCAATCTAGCCTAGATCATATTCTCAGCAAGATGTCGCAAGACATCAGAAAAAACACCCGAAGCAGATCATGGCCCACAATCTACACGCTAACCAAAGCCGCGCACAAGTGCAGCGAAACACAAGCAACAGCAATCACAGGGCCAAGACAGCCGCACATCTTCGATAGCGACAAGATCGCAGCCAACCGGATAAATGCCGGTGAACCAGTGGCACAAAGCTACATCACCGGATCAGGCGCAACCAGGCTAATCGATAAGAAGCTGATAAAGCCAGAGCAATTACAGCCATACAAAAACTATCTCAAGGAACAGATGAAAATGTATGCAGCACCAGAGCCAGTGCAATACACAGAACACGATCCGATTGAAGAGCTGATGGAGAACCCGTACTGATGCGACCAAAGCAGCTCAAAGCCAAAGATCTCAGAGCGTTTGCAGTCGTGCCAATCAGGGCAATCAAAGACGCCAGGATGACAGCCAAAACGCTTCGAGTGCTTATAGCTTTCTGCAGCTACGCCGATCACATGGGAAGAACATTCGTAAGCCAAGAGCGCATCGGACAAGACATCGGCAGCAGAAGAACTGCTGTCGGTTATCACGTCAGACGCCTCAGAGATCTCGGATACATGGTCTACGCAAAGCCACTATGGCGAGGACAGAAGAGCACAAGCAACCGCATTGTCTTTGATCCACAGGTAAAACACGAGGAAACAATTAGATCCAGACTGTCAGCCAAGCAGCAAATGGAACTAGCAGAAGCTGAAACAATGGCAAAGCAGATGCACAGGCTAGAACAAACTGGCTATAACACGCAAGCTGAACTGGACTTATTGGAGTTAAGGGAGGTTTTCGAGTGTTTGACGAGAGACTTTTTCACGTCTGCATTGGCTAAAGGCTGGCGAATCAAACCCGAAGCGATCGATCGAGCCAAGATAATGCTCGCAACACAGGCCGTAGAGCTGCTGAGCGAGCCACACAGCGACGAAAGGGCAGCTTGATGACCCGACATACCCGAAAGACAGTTACCCACACTCAGCGAGCAGGAAATGCAAAGTCGCATAATACGCATTATGTTAAGTAAATTGCACAAGATATGGTATAGCTCCTGCAATCTAGGCGGGTCGCCTGCAAAAATCATGCGGAAATCAACATCTAGCGCAATCGACCCCTTTGCCCCCCGCCCCGCCCGACTTATGTACATACCCCCACGAAACTATTTTCCGAAAAACCATGAAAGGAACCCCTCATGCCTAAATCTAAGCCTGGGCTGTACGCCAATATTCAAGCGAAGCGTAAGCGCATAGCTGCTGGCAGTGATGAGAAGATGCGTAAGCCTGGCAGCAAGGGTGCGCCTACTGATGCTGCATTTAAGAAGGCTGCTCTGACGCGTATGAAGAAGAAGTGATTAGCTGGCACGTTTATCCTGATGGATTGCGTATATGGCGTGATGGTGAGTTAGTTGCTGTGATAGGGCATGATTTGTTTCCCCAGCTTATTGAGCAGTTGGCTAGGGGTTTATTGGATAAGTCTCGCAGCAATTAATCATTGTGGTATTGCTTTATTTGTAATATCACTAATGTATGAGACACGTTGATTTATGTAGTGGTATAGGCGGCTTCTCTCTTGGCTTTGAGTGGGCTGGATTGAGTAAGCCAATATTGTTTTGCGATGTTGAGCCTTGGTGTCGTCGGGTACTTTCTAAGCATTGGCCTGATGTTCCTGTGGCTTCTGATGTTAAGGAGTTAGCAAATGACCCAGATAGAAATGTTCCCGATTGCGACATCCTCACAGCAGGATACCCTTGCCAGCCCTTTTCACTTGCCGGCGAGCGCAGAGGCACAGAAGATGACAGACATATCTGGCCGTACATTCTTTCCATTATTCAAGCCAAACGACCCGCTTGGTGCGTTTTCGAGAATGTTTATGGGCACGTCTCTATGGGCCTCGACGAAGTGCTATCTGACTTGGAACGTGAAGCCTACGCCACAAGGCCGTTCATTGTTCCAGCTTGCGCCGCAGACGCTCCGCACAGACGCGACAGGGTTTGGATCATCGCCAGAAATGTGGGCGACACCAGACGCACAAGCATCAAAGCGAGGCGGAACACTAAAGCGCGGAAAGAGGCCGTCTGGGGCGCAGCGACAAGTGACCATAAACGATCAAGTCAAGATGTGGCCGACACCGACAACTCAGGACGCGAAGAACAACGGTGGCCCCAGCCAGCACAACCGAAACACAAAGCCCCTCAATGCGGAGGTGGGTGGCTCGTTGAACCCGCAGTGGGTAGAGTGGCTAATGGGATACCCAGAAGGGTGGACAGACTTAGAGGATTAGGAAATGCTATCGTGCCGCAGATCGCTATGCGGATTGGTCAAACCATCAAGGCTGTTGCGGATCAATAGCCATTGCGATATCATAATTTCATTGCAACGCTGTATAGGAGGAAATAATGTCTAAGCGTTTTAGTGTTGTGCAAGCCAAGGAGGTGCCTGGTCGGGATAAGCCGGTTTGGTTGCGTCATGGGATTGCTTTTCAGAATGATAAGGGTATCAGCATTAAGCTGGAGGGATTGCCTCTACCGAATAAGGACGGTGAGGTCTGGCTGAAGCTGTTTGAAGATGATGGTTCACGTTCTCAGCAATCTTCCCGCGCCGATACGGATTTGGGCGGTGATAGTATTCCGTTCTGATGTCACGCAAAAAAGAGGATAAGATAAAGCCTATCCCGCCGGTTGGTCGGTTTGGCGGTGCGCGTTTGTTGCAGCGTCGAATTGGCCGCTCGGAGACATTGGCTCAGAACAAAGAGGCCGTGGCTACTGAGCTTATAGCAATGGGTACGGCTCGTATTACTGACATCATTGATCTGCACAGTGGCCAAGTAAAGCCTTTGGAGGATATTCCTGATGAGGCTTTGGCTTCGATTAAGAAGGTGACTGTGGGCCAGCATGGTACGACGATTGAGATGTTTGATAAGGTAAGTGTTCTGCGCGTGTTGGCTAAGGCTAGTGGCTTGCTTGATGCAGAAAAGAATGTGGATAAGCCTTCGATTGTTGGGATTAACATGAAGGGGCCAGACATTACCACAACGTATGAGGCAGATGATGACTGATCTTCCCAGCATGAACTTGGATTTCTCTAAGTCTGCTACGGTATGGAAGTTTCTACACGATAAATCTTTTGTTCGCGGCATTATGGGGCCGGTTGGATCTGGCAAGTCATACGGCTGTGCTGCTGAAATAATGCTCAAGGCTGTTCAGCAAAAGCCCTCGCCGCGTGATGGCATCCGGTATTCTCGGTTTGTAATCGTGCGCAATACCTACCCAGAGCTAAGAACAACAACGATCAAGACATGGCAAGAGCTATTCCCTGAGGATGTATGGGGGCCGATGCGCTGGCAACCGCCCATCACGCACCATCTAAAGTTGCCTTCGAGGGAAGGTGCGCCTGGTATAGACTGCGAAGTTATCTTCATGGCTCTTTCTACGCCACAAGATGTAAGGAAGCTGTTGTCGCTGGAGCTAACGGGTGCTTGGGTAAACGAAGCCCGCGAGCTGCCGAAGGCTGTGATCGACGGGCTGACGCACCGTGTTGGCCGTTATCCTACTCAGTCTGACGGTGGCGCGTCTTGGTACGGCATTATTATGGATACTAACCCGCCTGACGCCGATCACTGGTGGCATGAGCTTGCAGAGAAGAACCCTATCGGCGGTCGGTTTCCTTGGAAGTTTTACCGGCAACCTGGCGGTGTGCTGGAGGTAAGCGCTAAGGATTTACCGGAAAACCCAGAAGCTAATGGTTTTGTGTTCTCTGGGGCCAAGTGGTGGATGGTTAATCCCTCTGCTGAAAACAAGGTTCACCTGCCTAGCGGGTACTATGAGCAACTTCTCGGCGGTAAGAATGCTGACTGGATCAGGTGCTATGCTGAAGGTAAATATACGTTTGTGCAAGAGGGGCGTCCGGTCTGGCCTGAGTATGACGATGATATGATGTCAGGTGATGTCACTTATGATCCACAATATCCATTGCAGATCGGCGTTGACTTTGGGTTGACGCCAGCCGCTATCTTTGGGCAGCGCACATCTGGTGGTGCCTGGAAGATCCTTGATGAGCTTGTGACGTTTGACATGGGTCTTGAAAGGTTTGGGCAAGAGCTGCTGGCTAAGATTGCTGCGAGCTTTAACAAGGCTGAGGTGATGATATGGGGCGATCCCGCCGGTAACAAGCGAGATGAGATCTATGAGGTAACTGCCTTCGATCACTTGCGCTCGATTGGCTTCAAGGCATCTCCGACTGACAGTAACGCCTTCAACGTGCGCCGTGAGGCTGCTGCTGCGCCTATGAACCGGCTGGTGAGCGGTAAGCCTGGGCTAATGATAAACAAGAAGTGTTTACGGGTGCGAAAGTCTTTGTCTGGTGGTTATTTCTTCAAGCGTCAATCTCTCGGTGCTGGTCAAGAGCGATTCAAGGACATGCCGGTAAAGAACGAGCATTCTCACTGTGGGGATGCGTTTGGCTATCTAATGCTGGGTGGTGGTGAGCAACGTCGATTGCGGCGTGGTAACTACGGCAACAGCTTTGCTGGTGGCCAGACGTTTAATGCCGCAACAGACTTTGAGATCTTCTGATGGGATTGGTGCAGCTTCCAGAGTTCCGTATGAGTTCCGATGAGCAAATTGTTCCTCTACGCTTTGAGCATTTGCCAAGAATGCGGTTTACAGAAGATAGCAAGGAGTACATGCGATACGTTCCCAACTACATAGATTATATTTGGGATAACTCAGAGGATGGATGGAGCTGGGCAGCGATTGGCAGGGGCAGAGTTATTGCTGCTTTTGGCATTCGCATGAATTGGCCTGGCTTGGCTGAGATGTGGATGGTTCCGAGCGAGGATCTTTCTAAGCATGCGATATCACTTGTGCGTGGCGCAAGGGCTGTAACCGATACCGCTTTGCAGGATTATGGTGTTAGAAGGCTACAAATCTGCGTAAAAGTAGAAAATGATAGCGCATTTAAGTTTGCCAAAGCACTGCATTTTGAGGTAGAAAGTATTATGAGAAAGTTTGGCCCAGAGGGGGCTGACTACTACATGATGGCGAGGTTTTGATATGGCGGGATTGTTTGGCGGCGGTAGACGCGGCAAGTCACAGGCAGAAAAAGATGCTGAAGCGGCTCGCGCAAGAGCAGAGCAAAGAGCTGAGGCTGAAGAGCGTACTGAAATGCAAGGCGCTCAGGCTCGTCGCAGATTGCGCCGTACTGGTGGAATGAGATTGTTATTCTCTCCAGCTCGTCGTGAAGGGCCAGGCGATATACCAATGCAAACAAAACTTGGTGGCGGTCAGTAATGAAGCGACCAAAGAAAAAGCCTGGTGTTGTTCAGAGGACTCTCGGCAGCATTAAGAGTCAGTTTCTTAGTGATGTTAAGGGCTTTGCTGCTGGCCTCAAAGATCCTCTTAATTACAAAGACCCATCACCTGAGAGAACTGCTAAGTCTAAAAAAGCAGTAGAGGATTTGCGTAAAAACAATAAGCGCCCTTCTAAAAAAGACCCTGTTGCTGATGCTGCTGCTGCCAGAATGGCCAAGACCAAGGCAGAGGGCCGCAAGCGCAGAGTGAAGTTTGAAAAGGCGCAGGGCGAAAAGGCTAAAAAGAGAAGGGCGTTATTGCTCAATATTCGGAAGGCAAAAAAATGACACAGATTAAATCAGATCCTAGAGTTCATCATCGCGCAAAGCCAGCGCCAGAAAAAACTAAAGAGGTAAAAGCTGATGCCAAAGAAGCTACACCGAAAGCTGCTCCTAAGCGCAAAGCGGCTAAATCTAAAGGGTGAGCGTAAGCAAGCTTATGTTTATGGCACTATGAAGCGGATAGAGGGCGATGGTAGCAAAAAAGTTTCAAAACCCAAAGGGCGGTCTTAACGAAGCTGGTCGTAAGCACTTTGAGGCAAAAGAGGGTGGCAACTTAAAAGCTCCAGTTAAAAAGGGAACAAACCCCAGGCGGGTTAGCTTCGCCGCTCGTTTTGCTGGAATGAAGGGGCCAATGAAAGATGAAAAGGGTAGGCCCACTAGGAAGGCTTTGGCGCTCAAGGCATGGGGATTTGGCTCTGTTGAGGCGGCTCGTAACTTTGCTCAACGGAATAAAAAAGGATAAGTAAATGGCTCGGCTGAATGTAAAAGATATTATTGAACGTGAGGCCAAAGCTCAGGCTCGCAAGGATGAGTGGCGTTCTATCTATGAAGATTGCTATGAGTTTGCTCTACCACAACGAAACCTATACTCAGGTTATTATGAGGGCGGTGTGCCAGGCAAAGGTAAGATGGCAAGGGTCTTTGATTCTACAGCCATTCATGCCACTCAGCGCTTTGCTAATCGCATCC